AGATTTGTCAGAACAACTCAGTAAGTTATTCTCTGCTCCAATGTATGCTGAGGCGCCTCAGGTGACCTCAGATGATGCAGAGTATACTGCGTTAATGTATTACTCTGCTCAGTGTATGTGATACTTCCGGAGATGTGCTGAGATTGGTTGAGTAAGCCTGAGATAACTTACGATAACCTGAGATGATTTGAGTAATGCTGAGGAGGTCGTAAGTATGCTTCCGCGACCTTCAGTATGCTTCAGAGGTCTTTAGTATGCTGCAGCAACACTGCTGATAACCTGAGATCTATTCCGTAAACCTGAGATGTCTCTAGTAATACTGAGACCTTATCGAGTATGCTTCAAAGATCTCAAGTATGCTTAAGCAAGCCTGAGATGACTTGAGTGGTGCTGAGATGCCTCTAGATAATCTGAGGCCTTAGTGAGTATACTTCAGAGGTCTTCAGTATGCTTATTGTACTTCAGGTGGGGCTTGTAATCTGTACTTCATGAAGTCCTCATCTCCAGTTGCTATGTGAGCGAGGTTACCTTCCTTCGTTGTCTTGAATGCATCTATAGGTAAAAAGGTGCGATCAAATCTATTATGCCATCTTCCTAGGCCTGTTGCGGTACCGTCTGCGTAGTGTGTTGGACCGCAGGCGCTGCATAGTTTCAATCCCTTCCTGTCCTCGATACCTTTCCAGTCGAAGAATCTCTCTGCGTAGCCGTTGCATCCCTGACTTGCTAGTGCGGTATTCTCACAACATCCACAGCGTTGGCACTGGAATAGGCTCATATACTAACCTCCCAGTAAAGTACGTTTCAAGTATGACATACAACAGCACCCAGGAGAGCCTATTGGTTCTGATCTGCTTGCACTGCAGAATATGTAGTGCTCGTATCTACGACCTCGAAGCGCAACATCCAAAGGAGTTTGTGGCGTCACTTTAACCCAGTCAGGCACTTCGGCGGGCTTAGTATGCTTCATGTTATCCTCTGGATCGCCGCGGTCGTTTATTTGTCCATGCTACCCATGCTTCATGTTCCTTAAGGCGCTCGGCATGTCGCACAACGATTTTGTTATTAATACCTATCAGGTCTCGTTCACATTCCCTTGCGTCACCTTCCTCAGCAAACTCGGCTATTTCTCGAAGTGTTACATTATTGCAGTTATTCCATGTTTGTATGCACTTTCGAGTTGCCTTACGTACTAATTTTTCATATTCATCGAGCTCGGTTTTAGGCATAGTCGTCCATGCTACGAGATTCATGTCGACTACCACTCGATATAGTTTAGTGACAGACATATACTTATCCTTTCGAGGTTTCTCGGATAATCATCAACTTGCCAAGTTTCTCATCTACGGTACAATCCTTACCGAAGTAATTCACAGCGTAGAATACGGAAGGACCAGTGAAGGTACACTGATCACCGAAGGCAGTTTCACGACCGAACACGCAATTCTTGTCGAACTTGCACTCGGTGCCATAATCACAATAGACACCGAAGATATTCATTTCACCGAACTTGCATCGGTTACCGAAGTAGACACGATCGGCGAACACGCAAAAATCACCGAAGGTACTATCATGCAAGATGTTACACCGAGAATCAAAGGTACAACGATCACCGAATTTACTACCATTGGTGAACAAACAGCGCTCACCAAACCTGCAGTCATCACCAAAGTTCGTGATGACACTGTAGTCTGTATCACCAGGACACTGTCTCACTCCGTCGATGATGGGGAGATGAGCGAATTCCTGTTCAGTGATCTTTCTCATGCGGTTTACATCCTGTAAAAATGTATCAGACTACATTATTGCACAACTTGAAATATTTGTAAAGATGAAAAAGATACCTTTTTAGAAAATATCTCAATTCTCGTTTTTTTGTACTTTAAAATCAATAGGATTGCTGGGGTAAAACTCGGTTTTTTGCATGGTATGTATCCCCATACATGCCCCTGCTGGCTTAACATGCAAAAGACCTCGATTGCTTAAACTTATGTGCTTGAATATACTGAGAGAACTACGAAACTCATTCGTGTGCATGCATGAAAATTTGACTCGATTCTGCCTCATCAATACCTCATCAATACCTCATCATGTTCTGGGCAAGCGATTTGACAGATAATACTTGTGCATGTAGTATCTGCTTGTTGCTGCTTCGGTATGGTATCTTTTCTTTTATATTCCTCTAGAGACCTCTAGAAGGATCTTCGGTTAGACCTTAATCAGAACTCCATTGCGAGTTTTATGTGTAACTAGTTTGTTACGACCATATCGACCAAATCCATAATATTCTAATCCCATTCGAAGTGCCTGTTCATGTGTAGATGACGCTTGATGTTGCTGTTCGAATTTTAATCTAGCACGACTAGCTATTACTACGATATCGTGTACTTTGTCCTCTTGTGCCTTACTAATGTGTTCCCCATTAACGTTTGGGTTTTGAATAGCAGCATGTCTAATTTTCTGATTTTCGTCATCTAGCGCCTTGCTAATATTTTCCTCAGACGCATTAGGATGCAGCGCTGCGGCGATTCTTATTGTCTCAGATTCGTCATCTAACGCTTTATTGATATGCTCTGCAGTGGCGTTGGTGTGCTTAACAGCTAATAATCTTACACCTAACTCTTTATCTTGAAGCGCCTTCGTGATATGCTCAGCAGTAGCTTTAGGATTTTTAATTGCAGCACGTCTCGTATCCCAATCCGGATCATCCAACGCCTTCGTGATATGCTCAGCAGTGCAGTTTGGATGTTGGATTGCAAAATATCTAACATCAGTATTTCTATCTACTAGTGCCTTACTGATATGTTCTACTGTTGCGTTTGCGTGTCGAATGGCAATAGTTCTAACTTCTTTATCCGGATCATCTAACGCCTTTGTGATATGTTCGGCAGTGCAGTTTGGATGTTGTAGTGCGCGATATTTAAGGTCTATATCATCACCGTCTAACACTTTTGTGATAAGCTCTGCAGTGACCTTAGGATGTTGTAGTGCCTTATCTCTAATATATCTATCTTTATCTTGCATAGCCTTACTGATATTCTTTATTGTGGCGTTTGGATTTTGAATAGCTGCAACTCGAACGTCGGTATCTTCATCCTGTAGAGCTTTATTGATATTTTCCTCACTAGCGTTTGGATGGTTAATAGCTGCCACTCGAACGTTTCTAAAATGATAATCTAGAGCCTTATCAATATGCTCAGGAGTAACGTTTGGATGTTTGATAGCTGCCGCTAAAACCTCAGGTACATCTGATGTTAATTTTTTTTCAAAATCTCGAGTTACGTTGTATGGGACTTCATCTGCATACGAACCTAATCTTATCCAGTAGGATGATTCATTATCAAACGGAAAGTGTTTCTTAGCCCATGCATTGACAGTGTTGATGAAATTTGAATCGTTTAATCCATAAACTTTGTCAGGCATCATAGCAACCTCACCCTTCTCGTTATCATACTGCTTAAGAGCTATTCTTGCTATAGGGTGGTCAATGTTCGTGTCATCCTTCTTGACTAGGTAAGCAACGTGAGTTCCGTTTTTAATTTCATGCTCGAGGTGGTCTGCTTCATATCCCGAATCTAGGTGCATGCAGGATGTCCAACCTCTATCTGTGCTCATTCCTGCTACGTCGTAAGGATGACGCGATATGATTACTTTTAGATCCTTACTGTTTAATTTGGATCCTTGCTTACTAATACTGTTAGCGTACTGATTCTTGAGTGCATTCGAAGCGCCTGTCTTCTCAAGTTCTTTTCCTATCTTCTCTTGCACTTCTTTTTCTTGGACACCTAGGGTAGGATGATTCACTCGCACCTTCCTCGATGCTATGTCTCCTGAGACATTATATCCTTTGCTACTCAGGAACTTGATAACTTCAGCGGGTGCAGACACTTCCGTAGTATCTCCTCCCTCTAAAGGTATAGTCAATCTAGTGTTTGTGCTAGAACCAAATACCTTGTGTGAATGACTATATGATTTGTCAGTTATATTAGCTGCCCACTTATCTACTTTTCTCTTTTGAGCAGGTGTTAGTTCTTCGTTGAGAAATGATAAGAATACATAATCCTTGAACGAAATCATGAATTTTCCTGTTATTTTGTGTGGATAATATATTTATTATTATCATCATCATGATAAATATTATTTAATGCAAATCACTCAACACTAGGAACACACCAATATGGCTATGGACAGTAAGATTCGAGTTACTGATCTCGACTTCGTTAATCTTAAGCAGGGGCTTAAAGAGTACTTAGGTGCACAAACAGAATTCACTGATTACAATTTTGACGCCTCCGGTCTGAGTACCATACTTAACGTACTCGCCTACAACTCCCACTATCAGGCACTGTTAGCTAACTACGCCGTCAATGAACTGTTTATGGACACCGCAAGTAAGCGTTCTAGTATTGTCAGTCGCGCCAAGGAACTCGGATACGTACCAATGTCCAGAAGGAGCGCCAGAGCTACAGTTAATGTTGTAGTCACTAATGTCACCGGAAACCCTTCCAGTCTAATTCTTCCTGCAGGCACCACGTTTGTTGCCTCTGTAAGTGGATCAGACTACACATATTGTACTATTAGTGCGTATGAAGCTGTTGTTACTATCGGGTCTCCGAACACCTATACGTTCTCCGGAGTATACCTATACGAAGGCACTTATGTGCAGAACACTGTTTCGTATGACACATTGGATCCTACCATCACAATACCTAACCCTAACATTGACACTAATACATTAAGTGTTTTTGTGCGAGAAAACTTTAGTGATGGATATCTCGAATACTCTAAAGTAGATTCCTTCATGACACTTGACGCTACCTCTAAAGTATACTTCCTGCAAGAGGGATATGACTTGAAGTTCTCGGTATACTTTGGTGACGATGTTGCTGGGCACACTCCCATCAACAATTCCTCCATCGTATTTAAGTACGTAGTATGTAATGCCGAAGAAGGGAATGACGCAAATGCTTTCACCTTAAACAATACTGTTTCAGGTTGGAGTGGTGCCTCTACGACAGTCACCACTATCTCTGCTGCCTCTGGTGGTAGTGAGCGTGAAAGTGATGTTTCTGTGAAGCATAACGCTTTAAACTTCTACGGCACACAGAATCGTGCTGTTGTTGCCAACGACTACCCATCACTGATCTTAGCGTCCGGATTTAACGTTCGATCAGTGATCTCTTGGGGTGGCGAAGATCACACTCCTCCTAGGTACAATACTATATTCCTGAGCGTGCAGCCCTCAACAGGCGAAGTGCTGACACCTGCAGATCAGACCGCAATTGCAGACTTCCTTAAGAGTAAGGCAGTCGCTAACATGCGATTTGAGTTCGTTGATCCAGAGTACATAGACCTCAACATAGAGACCGAGGTTATATACAACAAAAACTCACTGAGTACCTCAATCTATCAACTGGAGACAGACACTAAGACAGCGATTCTATCCTTTACCGAGGATAACTTTAGCACATTTGATGGTGTCATGAGATATTCACAACTAGTTAATACTGTTGATCGAGTCTCTTCTGCTATATTAAACTCCAATACTCGAGTATCTTTAATTAAAGAAATCATTCCTGTACTGCACGCAAGCTATCAAGTATCGTTTTCCTTCTTTAACGAACTCAACAATGATATGGTAGCGCCTTCACTGACTAGCTCCGGATTTTACGTGCAAAATAATCCTAACATACTGTACTTTGAGGACAACAAGGCGGGTATCATACAGATTGTTTACTGGAAAGATGGTGTTAAAGTTGTCGATACCGTCAACGTAGGTACTGTAGATTACTTAGCGGGCACAGTATTAATTAATGCATTAAACTTTACTAGCACCATAGATGCGGTGCTTTACTTCTACGGTACACCTAAGCAGAGTGATATTATTACTAAACACAATGTGGTACCTAGAATTCAAGGATCCAATGTCAAAGTTACTTCAAGGGCAGACTACTAAGAAATGACGATGAAAGCGCACACCTCTGATACCGTACTGTACAATATACCGCAGCACCTAAGAGAGTCAAATCCTCAGCTACTTAAGTTCATGCAGTACTATTACGCTTGGGCTGAACAACAAGGTAATTCATTGGACCTTCTCAGTAACCTGATTCAGTATAAAGACATTGACAGCGCTACAGAATTATTCGCCAATCTGACACTTAAACAGTTCCTAAAGAAGTTTCCGGAATCAACACAAATAGATAAACGAATATTAGTCAAGAATATTCGTGAGTTCTTTGTTGCTAAAGGTACCATACCAAGTTTTGAGTTTCTCATGAACGCAATGTTCTCTGAGAAAGTTTCTCTAGACTGGCAATCCAAGTACGTATTCCGAGCTTCGGATAACAAGTATACACGAGAAGCCATTGTTGCGGTTGAGATCATCTCTGGTGACTTCGTTAATATTGTAGGATCTAAGGTTGAGCAGACGCTACCATATAAAACTTTCGCTTACGTAACTTCGGTAGAATCCTCAGTGATTAATGGTAAGAGTGTCGCAATACTTAATATTGATCCGGATAAAATTGTTAATGCATTTAACATAGGATCTGTGGTAGAGATACTGAAAAATGATGTTGCACGAAAGAATGCTACTACTAATGACTTCGCTTACGGTGTTGTTATACCTTGTCTTAGTTCGGTGCAACTAACTAATGGTGGTGCGCTATATGAACCAGGCGACCACTTAGCCTTTTTGGATGGTAATGGTGTGCAGGTTTCTGCCACTGTAGGTAGTGTGGGGTTGGGTTCCGTTTCAGATATCTTGATTGAAAATGGCGGTGCAGGATACGAAGTGGGCGATTCTATTACTACGTCAACTAATTCTACGTTTTCTGCCTCCGTTGCTACAGTGGATGGTGCCGGCGCTGGGTGCTCCTGTACCATGGAAACACATAACGTTATTCCTGTATTTGGTGGATACGGCTATGCGGTGGGTGACTTACTAGAACCTGCCAAGGATATTGGTGATCGAGATTATTCCCATTACGATACTCAAATTTCGGTTGCTTCGGTTTACTCTGCTTGGGCACTTAAGAACATTCGAATAGATGCTGCAGGAATCGGATATGCGTACAAAAATTTAGTGTTGTATAACAACGTAAGTGATACAATTATAAGTGGGTTTGGTGCTACTGTATTATCCGATCGCCGTGCAAAAACTGTTAATGCTGTCAGAGGATACGAAGGACCTCTATGGGAAGGATCTATCTCTGACATTATAATCACTGCATATCCTACTATCACAAACGCCAACGTGCAAGTAAAGCTAAATGGATTCAACGCTACCGCAACCGCCAATCTATCTTTGGGTGCAGTTAACACGATCACTGTGAATACTCAAGGATGGAATTATGTGGATCCTGTTGTGGAGATCAGTGGTAATGGTCGTGGTGCTTTGGCGCGCGCTACTTTGACCGCCGGGCGAATTACTTCTATAACTGTTGCTAAAGGTGGATCGGGATATACTACTGCTACTGTTACTATTCGGGAACGATTCGGTCAGGGATTCTCGGCAACCGCACTACTTAACAATGCTACTACTAGTAAAGGTGTTATCACTGGAATAAACATAACTAGACGTGGTGTTTATACAGGACACTTGAACGCTTACAATATTCCTTTCCGAAGTGTTTCAGGCACCGGTTTTGGTTTCGTGGGTGACATTGACTTTAGAATGAGATCTGCACGAATAGTCAGTCCAGGTGGTGGATACTCCGATATTCACGTTGATACTGAATCTGGGCGTGGTTCGGGTGCCAAGTTTGCCGTCACACTCGACTCAGGTGCCATTTCTAAGGTAGATGTTTTGGAGGGTGGTACGGGATATGTTAGTAGCGCCGAAGTAGTGTATACTCCTAGTTCTGGTACCCCCGCTTCACTGCAAACCGTGCTTGCCAATGGTGTTATCAAACAAGTTAATGTCGTATCGGGTGGCTCTGGATACGCCGCTACTACACTGATGCTGTTACAAGAAAACACCGACAAACTACTACTAGAAGATGGTACTGAGATGGTGTTTGATTCAATCTATGACAACCTGTACGTATCACATGGGCAGGCGGGCAGTATTCGTGCCGACCTAAAATCAGATGGAATAGTATCTGCAGTTGAAATTCTCAATTCTGGCTCTGGATTGTTGAGTACTTTAGACGTAACACCCACTTTGATGCGAGTAAATTCTACCACCGGATCGGGCGCCTTGTTAAAACCAATTATCGAAAACGGCTCTATTATCTCAGTGTACGTTGTTAGACCTGGTTTTGGATATTCTGCATCAGATACTATTACTGTTATTGGTAATGGTACAGGTGCTATCGTAACACCAAAAATTGCTAATGGACAAATCGCTTCGGTGTACGTGAACCAAAGTGGCTCAGCATATTCTATCGGTACGTATCCATTTGTGTATGGTGATGGTAGAGATGCACAAATTAGTTTAGATGTCAATACAGGAATATCTTCCGTGGAAATTATCGACGGTGGAGTGCATAGCTCAGTTCCACTTTTAACTGTAGTGGATCCTACTGGATCCGGTGCATCTCTAAAAGCTGTAGTAACCAATGGTACAATCACTGATGTAATCATAGAACTTGCCGGAACTAACTATACGTCACCTAGTATTACCGTTGGGTCTGGATCGAGTACCGTTCTTGCTGCTTATGCTAAACGAGAACTACGATCTGTTGATATTATATCAGGTGGTACAGGATACAACGTTGCTACCGCTGAAGTGATGGGAATCGCCTCTGTTAAACCGAAACTTAAATGTTCTGTGCAGCGACTATATAAATCAGTAACTAATGCCGAATTGAGTATAGGAGGATCTGGGTACACCTCAATGCCACTGCTAACTGTTTCCGACCCATCCAACATCGGAGCCATCTCCGGTATTACGATACACAATTCAGATAAAGAATTTTCTGCGTTACCAAACTTAAACGTAACCTCTGTGAGTGGTACAGGTGTTAAAATGTTTGCTCTAACTGAGGATATTGGACGCGTAACTTCGGTTACGTTTGACTCAGTTGGTTTAGATTATTCAGAGATCCCTAAGATTGCATTCCCTACCAATTCCTTAGTTACGTTTGACGTCCCACTAACTAGAACTGAATACGTAAAAAGTAAATCTGTCGTACACTTAACAAGTTCTGATATAATTGGATATACTTTAACCGAAAATAATAATACACTTGAGTGTGAGAACGGTGATAATCTATTGCTATCATTAAATGATCTGGTTGCTAACCCCTATCTAGCTCGCGTTAATAGATACAATTGGGATCAGCACATTGTCTGCTTAGATGAAATGGTTGATGAGTATTTGTTCTCCACCGAAATGGGTGACACTATAGTGACTGAGGATTGGTTGGTGTTGGAGGATCAACGAAGTGAAAAACTGCACGCAGGAGATATCATTGTAGGTAATAATTCTTCTGCTAATACTGCTGTGTTAAAGGCATACCAAGCATCTGCGTTACCACAAACATCAGGAACTGCTTATTATAATTTCTCCTTTAGGGATAATTCTAGTAAGCTAAATGAATCAACGATAAAACTTCATAACAATGAGAGATTTCAGGACTTCGCCTATGTCTTAAAATGCGGTTTGACAATAGATCAATACGAATCATTTTTGAAAGAAGTGGTGCATCCTGCAGGGTATAAGATGTTTGGGGATTTCACTAATACGAATCATATTACTACTCCTTCACCATCTGATCCATATGGAGGAGAAGTTGCCCGAGATGAAGAAACTTTAAGCATTTCAATTATTTTTGATAATGTAATTGTCAACTATCCTGATTACACTATAGTTGATCCTCTGAGATTTACTTATCAAGATACGCCAATGGCGGTATTTGGTTCTTTCAAAATTGAAGAATTAGATAAATCGTTTGCTTCACCAACATTAAACAACAGAATGAGTATAGGTAGATATGAACTTAAAGTTGATATTACCCCATAATAAATATTTACCACATAGAATTTTTAACACGAGGAATATATGACAGCAACAGTGAAAGAAGAATTTAGGTTTTTCAATGTACGAAACATGATTTCTGCTTTAAGTGGAACTGATACGTTATATTTAGGTATTGGAAAACCATATTATTGGAACATCGCTGGGTCGTCTGACGCTACTCCTGATTTTCCTAAAAATACCGTTTCCTCTGTATTGGATGATTGGGAAGATATGATGGCTATGAAACGAGTATATACTTCAGATATATCACACGCTATTTTTCTTGAAGCGTGGGCCACTAATACTAAGTATGATGATTATCGACACAATTATGATGGTTCTGTGCCCTCAGTGTATAATGGCGCAAATCCATTTACTGCTCTTCCAGGTTCATTATTTGAAACAAAATGGTACGTAGTTAATTCAGCCAAAGATGTGTATGTCTGTGTCAAACAAGGTAAGGTCTCCGGAGTCGTGCAGGCATCAACAAACAGTCCTGAAACAGGTATTCCTGTTGGTACGAACACAGGCATGGTTAAGTGTGCAGATGGATACGTATGGAAGTTGATTGCTAGATGCTCCTTAGCAAATCAAATCAAGTTTCAAACTACTACCTTCTTACCTATAAAAACACTAACATCCGCTCCGGAACCTGTGGATCATTATTACGCTCAATGGATTGCTCAGCAAACATCTAAGGCACACAAAGGTGGTATATACAACATTTCAATATTGAATGGTGGGTCTGGATACAATGGTGGGTCCGCAGGTACCAGAAACGTCACGGACGCTGAGGGGGATGCACAATTTAGAGTAATTGGTGACGGAACGGGGCTTAAGTATACTGTCACATATATTACTGGTGGTGTAGTTTCTGATATTGAAATTACCGATCCTGGCTCAGGATATACACACGCTACAATTTCCGCTACTGGTGGTACCGGAGGATCATTCTTAGCACACTTAACTAAGGAATTGGGCGCCGACCCGGTTGCAGATCTTAACGCCTACTACGCCACAATTGGTGTTGAATTGGACAGTGACGTAGGTGGAGACTTTACTACCGCGAACGATTATCGAAAGGTTGTTTTAGTGTCCAACCCATTTAATTATGGTACGTCAATCATCTCAACCGCAGTAACAATGGATGCTACGACTAGATTAACCTTAACTGGAGAATCTGGTACATTTGGTGACGATTCCATCATTACAGCAACTGGTGGGATAAAAGGTCGTATGGTTGATTGGAATAATACGACAAAAAAAATGCGTGTTATCCGAACTAAAAATGAAAACGCAGGAGAAGTTGGAGCAAATAATGCATTTGCTAATGGACAAAGTATAACTGCAAGTACTGGTGGTGGGACAGGTACAATAAGTTCTGTTGCGGTACCTGAGGTTGAACCTAAATCGGGTAATATTCTCTACACCGAATACCGCCGCCCAGTTGCTCGGGCACCCGCTCAAACTGAAAATATTAAAATAATCATTGAAATGTAATCCATAAATATCTCTAAATTATACAAAGGATTGTATTTAGTATGACCAAAAATTTCAACGTTCAACCATATTATGACGACTATTCCGAAGATTCGGGGTTTCATCGTGTCTTATTTAGACCTGGTGTTCCCGTACAGGCGCGAGAACTGACACAACTACAAACTATTTTGCAGGAACAAATAAAACGTGGTGGAGACCATATCTTCAAAAATGGTACCATGGTTATTCCTGGAAACCTATTTTATGACAATAAAATAAATTTCATTAAATTAGAATTGACTCATTCTGGATATTACGCCGATACTGTTTTGGATAACGTTATAGGAAAAGTTGTTACTGGTCAAACAACCGCAGTTGAAGCTAGAGTAATGACAATTAGTAAGAGTGATGGTAACGATGCTCCTACTTTATTCGTAAAGTATATTTCTGGTAACGGTGCAACCAATCAATTTCAGCAAAACGAAGAATTGATTAGTGATAATGGTTACTCTTTCAAAATTCAAAACATAACAAATTATACTGGCTATGGGACAATCTGCTCCATAGATGAAGGGATCTATTATATCAATGGATTCTTCGTTAAAGTTCAACCACAAAAAATTGTGCTATCTAAGTATACTAATAACATTAGTACCACGGTTGGACTCAAATTAAATGAAATTATAGTTACCGAACACGATGATGAAACTTTGTATGACAATGCGTTGGGATTCAGTAATTATGCTGCACCGGGTGCTCATAGATACAAATTGGAACTTGAACTAGTTGCTGATAACGATGCAACCAGTATTGCTAATGAAAATTTCATTCAAATTTTATCTGTAGTAGATGGTGAAGTACAACGACTAATTAATTATACAAAATACAGTGAAATTGAAAAATTATTGGCTCGTAGAACGTACGATGAATCTGGTGACTATATCATTAACAATTTTAACATAACTCCGTATGAGTATCGAGATAACGATCGTGGTCAATGGGTCACTAGTACTGTATATTTGAAAGGTGATATTGTTTCAAACGTTGTATCTGGTAAAACGTATTACTATTATGCTAAAACTAATGGTATTTCTGGTGTAACGGCGCCTACACACAAATTTGGGACAGTGACCGATGGAACTATTTTCTGGCACCAAACAAACAATCCATTTTATAATTATGGTTTAAACCCCCCAATTGCAACTGAAACCGTTGATGCGCAGTTAGCCAATGCTGATAAGTTTGTTTATTCAGTTTCCAAAGGTAAAGCCTATATCAGAGGATTTGAGGTAACAACAGACCCAATAAACATAACTGCTAATAAGGCTAGAACTTATAATCAGGTCGCGGATGCTCAGATGTATATCCCAGCTGGTACTTATGTTGGGGTGTATAATGTAACAGGTATCCCAAACATCACCACGTATGAAGTAGCAACAATAAAGGATATAACTGGCACCGCAGTTGGTAGTGCATATATCAGAAGTATTGAAAAGGATCCCACCGCAACAGGACAACCAGAAATATCAACCGCCGCATACAGGTTATTCTTGGTTGGTATAACAATGAATCCAGGTAAATCGTTTGCTATGCATGCAGCAACCATAAACGTATCTACAACATTTACTTGTACCATATTCCCGGTGCTGAAGCAAATGGCGGGCACGGTTTCCGTACAAGCGGGTTCAAACGCCGTTACTGGTAAGGGAACCGACTTTGACCGAGATTATGAAGTAGGCGCTACAGTATTAATTGATGGTCAGGCTAAAATTATAACGTCTATTACTGGCGACTATGCGATGACTATGTCATCCAATTATTCCACAACCAAAAATGATATTGCGTATGAGTCGAGAGAATGTCAATTAGTTTCGTTGGCAGATTATGTTATACCAATGCCCCACTCATATATTAAGACAATTCGTGACGCCAATGGTGCACTAAACACTTCATACGTTATTAGTAAAAGGTTAACTTTTACCTCTTCTGGAACTTCTCACGTTTATACACTATCGGTTGCAGGAGAAACCTTTTCGGGGACAACCGGTCATATTTTAGTTAGAGATAGTGACGGGGCACACATAGCAGCCGGTTATTCATTAAACGGAAACGCAACTCAGTTAACTATAACGGGTATAACTGCAGTTGCATATACATTGATCGCACTAGTTAAACGAACCGGTGTAACAGCAAAAGAGAAGACCAAAGTTCTATCAACTAAAACTATTATTGCAACTGATGTAGATATTAAAGATGAAACGAGAACAACTTCATTGACAACTGCATCTAATTACAAGCAGCCACAAATCATGCTAACTGAGGCAGATGTTCTTCGAATAAACAAAGTAACAATATCTGGTGCTGATGGTGTGTATAATGCAACTGGTGAATTGGATGTTACGGATTGGTTTCAATGTAACACCGGTATTAAACCTGAAGTGTATGGTATAGGTCTTGCAATATTAAAGCCGGGTAAACCAACACCATTTAGAGAATTAAAAATTACGTTTGAGTATTTCGATCATAGTGATGGTGATTACTTCTCTATAGATTCATATCAAGGTATTCCCTATGAGTTGATCCCTACACATACTAATGGTGTTAGTTTAGCCGATTGTTTAGATTTTAGATCTCGAATGAGTGACGATGGATTGGGATTTTCTGGTGCAGGATCACAAATTTCCGAACCTCTGGTTAGTTCTACTGTTGCAGAGATGGACTATTCATATTACCTACCAAGAGGTGATGTTATAACCTTAGATTCTGATGGTAATTTTGAGATGTGGGAAGGTGATGCATCATTATTACCTGAATATCCTACATATTCACCAAATACGTTACCGATAGCCAGGTGCGACATCACCGCCCACACAACTATTGCTCCTAGACACGTATTATGCCGCCTCGAAGAACACCGTAGATATACGATGAAAGATATAAATAAGTTGGATAAGAGGTTGAGTAATGTTGAGCAGGTGGTTGCATTGACGTCACTCGAATCTGATACCAATAATATGAAGATTGTTGATGAATATGGGTTGGATAGATATAAAAATGGGTTTTTAGTAGATCAATTTAAAAATCATGACGTATCGGATTTCTATAATCCAGAACATAAGTGTTCTATAGATACCACTAATAAAGAACTTCGACCTAGTTTCTTTATGACAAATACGCCTCTGTTAGAGTCGGATGGGACCACAACTGCTGTTAGATTAGCAAAGAGGTATACTACTGGTCAAGGAACAACACTACCATATACCCATGTGCCTGTTATTAATCAGGGTGTGGCATCAAGAGATACGACACTGAATCCATTTAATGATGTGAAATATTTTGGTGTGATTGCTTTAAGTCCATCTGAAGATGTTTGGTTTGATGAAATTTCGTTGCCAGATAAGGTCACAGTTGTTGAAGGCAACTTTGAGAAAGAAAAGAAAAAGGCAGGAACTGTTTATGGGGCATGGCAAATAATTTAAACCCTTCAGGACAACCAACACCAGTTTCATCGACATTTACTAAAGTAACATAACCGGGATATGAGGATATGAAGATCAGAGCAGGATTTGTAAGTAATTCAAGTGCAGCTAGTTTTATTGTTAATGCCCCGGCACAACGAATTGCAACCACTACGGTGGTGACTGAAAGATTGGATGAGATAGATCGTATTAGGAACATGATCGACCTAACTTTTTCACCATACATGAGAGCTAGATCTATTATAGTACAGGCAGATGGAATGAAACCATTTACTAATCTATATTCATTCTTAAATAAGGTAAATATTTCAGATCAAATAGTTCCTTGCTCAACCATAAAAATATCAAACGTAGTTGGCGAATTCCAAAGTGTAATTGATTCCGCTGTAAATACAAATAATTTAACAGAAAGAACAACATCTATAGCAACATACGATATTATCAGTAGAGGTGACGTTATAACCACTTCTACAGGAAGTGCCGTGGTTATTGCCAAATGGGATCAATATAACAGATCATTGGATTTAGATGAAACAGTTTTAAAGGTGACAAATATTAAGGGAACAATTTCAGCGGCCCAAACAGTTACCTCCAAAGTAAAGGGTGGTACAGCTACTGTAGTATCTGTAACCACCGAAACAGATACAGTAACTAATTCAATTGGATCATTTGCGGGAATTTGGCGAGTACCAGCTAGTACGTTTGAAACAAAACTATGTCAATTTGTTATGAGTGACGTAGAAGATTCGGGTGATAGAATTTCGTCAAGTTCTTACGCAGAAACTCCGTATCGAGCTAGTGGGACAGTGAAGATATATCAAGATATTGTAACACTGGAGAAGAATGCAAATATTTCAGTTGAATCGACGGTCGAATATGGAACCGTACCTGTTAGAAGATGGGTATATTGGTAAGAGATAGAGAGGCAAATAATGGAACGTAGTGCTATAGCACAAACATTTATTGTACCAAAAGAATATACGGAAGGTATGTTTATTTCCAGTGTAGATTTATTCTTTAAGAGTAAAGCTGCCTCCGAAAACTTACCCGTTATCGTATCAATCGTGAAAACATTAAATGGTTATCCAACAAACGATGTTCTCGAATATGCAACTGCTGTTAGATATCCAGCAGATATAAAGGTTAATTCTGTGGGGTTAACTGCGACAAGATTTAATTTTGTCACACCAGTGTTTGTGCAACCCAAATCGGAATATGCACTAAAGGTGAATTCTAATTCTGGTGATTATAAGCTGTGGATCGCTAGAATGGGTGAAATTCAGGTCAATAATCCAACTAGAGTTGTATCTCAACAACCTAGTACGGGCTCTTTATTCAAATCCCAAAATAGTTCAACGTGGACCGCAGAACAACTAGAAGATTTAGCGTTTGTTATAAACCGAGCATCGTTTGATGTTGGTGGTACTGGTACGCTCGATTTAGTTACACCACCATTGGGTTTAGTGAAATTATCTTCTAATCCGTTTAAAATAACCAATGGGCAGACTAAAGTTCGTGTTCAACATGAAAATCACGGATTGAAGGTTGGAATGTATGTAACTTATAGTGGATCAACTTATTCGGCTATGAATGCAACATATATTGTGACCAACCAAACAAATTCAGATTCGTATGTAGTTGAGTTAGCTAGTGCGGCGGCATCCACTGCATTAGTTGGTGGAGATGTTGTATATGCTACTAAAAACATTGCTATAGATACATCTAGGATAGCAGCAGCAACATTTGAACCAAAAAATTCGTTGTTAGAGACATCTGTTAAAGTAACAACAGAGTTAGGAAAAGAAACTCTATACAATAAAGGACTGACTAACGTAGATTTAAATTTTGCAAAGACTAGTTTTTTACATTCCCAAGTGAACGAAACAAATCTAATTTCGGGGCAACGATCTATGGATGTTAGATTGGCGTTAGCATCTTATGATGAGAGTGTCAGTCCCGTTGTAAATATGGATTCATTGTCACTGATAACTGTGACTAATAGAATCAACAATCCTCAACCAAGTAATAGTATCTCACCAATTGATGATGAAGTTTTGTTTCAAGCATCTACTGGTTTAACGTTCAACCAAACAGTAAATACGATAACATCATCTACCGTTTCACTAAAGAGGTTTAAAATTGGTGCGTATATTAGTATTGCTGGTTCAGCTAGCAACAATACCGGAGGTACAGATGCACTAATTACCAATGCCGATTTTTCCGGATCAACCCATACTTTGTACGTAAATAAAACACTAACCAATAAAACATTGGGGACCTCATGCACAATAACTCAAAGACAGGGATTCATTGATGAAATTTCTCCTAATGCTGGTTCAGCTGAGGCAAAATATCTAACTAGACCTGTTGAATTAGGAACTATATCATCATCATTGGTTATTGTGTTTGCTGCCAATATTCCGACCGAGGCTGAAGTTGATTTGTATTATCGAGCAATCATTAAAAATAGCATCAAGAATCTATCGGATCATGTATGGATGAAAGTTCCTACTACATATATCAAAAATTCAAACATAAATGATTTTGTGGAACAACAGTATTCCGTTCCAGTAGGGTCGTTCAATAATTATCAGGTTAAGTTGGTTCTTAGAACCACCGACCAGGCAGATTCTCCTCGAATTAAAGATTTACGGGTCATAGCGTTAGCATGATAGTTAATAAAACAGATGTTCCCTATTTAGTTAGAACTTCTCAGGGGGTATTCGAGAATACCAATGAGGCTGAAAGAATTAGTTATACGAAACGAAAAATGGTTGCCTTAGCTAGACAAACAGAGGTCAATTCACTCAAAACAGAAATAAATAACATAAGAGAAGATCTTTCGGATATTAAGAGAGTTCTAAAACTATTGGCGGCACAGTAGAGAGGATAATATATGGCAGTTACTAATGTACCAACATCAGATACGTTCGATGCATGGAGAATAAAAACCAACACCATTTCAGCCGATCTGGGCGATCCTGATGCTATTTACAATCCACTAATCACAAACGTAGTTGCTGCTGTAAACGATCTGGAAACTAAAAAAGCTGCTAAAGGATTCGCAATAGCTATGGCCATTGCACTTGGATGAGATTCACCTGCATAAATATTGAGTTAAACACATAACGTAGGAGAGTTATAATGAACATTATAGACACAATTAAGGCGATTATTGCAACAGTTAAAGCAGTCGAGGCGGCATTACCAGAACCAGGTAAAGGGCTAGAAAAGTTGGCAGCAGTTAAAACTATTTTAAGTGAGGCAATTGACAACATCGAATCTAAGTGGCCTGCAATTGAGCAACTAATCGGTGTATTGGTTATGATTTACAACGCTCGTGGAATCTTTAAGAAGAAGTAATGTACTTAACTTGGTTATTAACTGCTATATTTAACTTTTTGGTTCAGATCCCTATAAAACTATTGGGATTACTAACTGTTGCAATTGGGTTGCCGTTTGTAAAATCATTTCCCGAAACGGAAAGGGCATTTTCTCAGTTTCCAGCAGAGTTAAAATGGAAATTAGTTAGATTACCAAGTTGGTTATTATGGTGGGACAATCAATATGATGGATTATTGGGGGATAAACGAGGTTACTGGAACGATCAGTGTCTTAAAAAATATAACAAGTCTTCCGATAGTCCATGGTGTATGTGGTTATGGACTGCAGTTAGAAACCCAGCAAATTATTTTGGTAGAAATGTAATATCCATGGATGTAGCGAGATGCAGGGTTGAGAAGGTTTGGGGCGACGACGTTGTTATAGAGGAACCAGGAAAACAGTGCCGTCAATTTCTTAAAGCAACCCGAGATGATGGTAAAGAATTCTGTCGCATGTTTATTTCTTGGGCGCTACCCTTTAACAAAGAACGAGCATTTATGTTGGATATAGGGTACAAGATAAAATTATCTCACAATGAATTGACATTAGATGCTCCAGATAAAGACCGACTTCGAAGTCCAGTATTTGTTATTAGTCCTTGGAAAACACTAAGATGAAATACGAATTGATTCGATCATCGATAAAAAACGGAGATATGTTGATTTGGGATCATAAATTAACATGGAAAAAACC